TACGACATCTTTGTCATTATGTAATACTCGATAGTAACCCCATGGTCTCTCCGTGCGATTATCAGCCCATTTTTCAAGTATGCTAGATGATGAATTACTTTTAGAACCACCAACATTAAACTCAAAATCTATCCACTCCTCATCAATAAAGTGTTCTAATTCTGGTATATTATCGTCTTTACGGTCACCACCATTTGCAAAGATTAACTTAGCATTTGGATAAAATCTTTTAACTTTTAGTATGGCTTCTATGGCTGTATCGTCATGGTCAGCAAAGTTTATTACATTATCTACAGCTTTTAAATTCAATAATACTTGTTCTCTTTCATAATATGGTAAGAAAGACTTACCTTTTTTACGACTTAACCAATCATCTGAATTTAGGCCAACTATCAATACCTCACCTAATGCTTTGGCACATTTTAGGTATTCTAAATGTCCTGAATGTAGAGGGTCGAAACCACCGGTTACGATAACAACTCTGTGTTTCATCTGTTGTCACCGGAACCATGTATAGTTCCTTTTGATTTTCTGGTTGCTAATTTTTCTATATTAGCGCTTGCAATGTCGGATAACTTAATGTTAAAATCATTAGCCAATACAGCGATATACCAAAGGCAATCGCCAATTTCACTTTTGATTTCAGACACCAGTTTTTCATCTTTACTATCTGAGCCATCTCTTATTATCTTCTTTACTTTATTCGCAACTTCGCCTGCTTCACCGGTCAGTCCCAATGTTGGGTAAATAATGGCCTGTTCTCTCGGATATATTGCCGTTGTTAAAGCGACCTTTTGGTACATATCCAGGTCGCTAATTTTCTTGTATTTATGATTTTCGTTTGTTACAGTACCTAATTCTAATTCTAATTGTCCTTCAACCATGGTCTTATCTCCCTACCTGTGGTAAATATTTTTGTTTAGTTTCTTCCCATGATAGATAGATTATATCATCATAGAAATGTGTTTCCTTTGAAACACGGTCTTGTTTCTTCAAACTAGCTATTCGTTTTCTAGCATATTTGGTCTTCCATAAATCTGTAAGTGCTTCAACTGAATTGTCAAATGCTCTTGTTAGACCTGTCGTATTCGTTTCTTCTCTTAAAAATTCTCTTGTATTTGTAAATAACTCACCAAAATAGATACCTCTGGCGTGTTCAGACTTTTGTAGTTTCTTATCAATACCTAGTTTACTATATGTGAATGCTCTACTTCTATTTCTATGGTCTCTCTTATGAGGTTGACCACTAGGTTTCTTTGCAACATACCATTCAAAGTATTTGTATGTGTGGTTCTTCATTAACCATTGTTGTATCATGGTATTGGTTGTTTTCTCTGGTTCGTATGATACTGAACCAGCTGTCCAACCCATTTTCTTCCAATGTTTTAATCTATCGTATTGTGATAGTGGTATAGTCTTTGTCTTACCATATAGACTTGTTGTTGTTACGCCAACTAGTTTATCTTTGTATTGATGTTCCCATGTCTGTTCAACTGTATCTGATAAACATAACAAAGCTAGTAGTTTACCACCAACCAGATTATATCCAAGTGGTTGTATTGGTACAATTGTACTACCAATGCAAGTATGATTAATCATTCTTTGAGTTTTGGCTTCTCTTTCCCACCCAATATATTCATCTCTAGGTGTAAGGTCTAAGAAGTCTGAGGACATACAGATAACACCAAGGTATTTTTGTGTTACTTTATCTCTTACTAAAAAGTTAAGATTTCTACCAATATTACTATTGTTCTTCATGGTAGATAAGAATGTTCTTAATGCGTTCCAGATTTCAGAACCTTTGGCATTTGTATGTGATTGTACTTCAGCACCATCTGTCCAAACTAATTCGGGTTGTAGATTTAAATATTCTTCGGGGTCATCTGGTAACCAAAAGTTATTCTTTACTTCTTGTATAACTGTTGCCTGTTCAGGTCTTAACATAGCAGGTTTATCATCAAAGAAACTATTTGTTTCAACTGTTGGATATCTAAACTTTACTTCCTGAAATTTTTGATAAAGTGTGTACTCTTGTACCGTCATAGCTGATACAAAGGTTAAATCTTTAATGATTGTTTGTTTTAAAGTTTCTGTATCAATATCAGGAACCTTTGACAAATCGGTATTGTCTTGCCAACTTTGCCATTGGTCATCTATTGTCATTTCTTTATTCCACGAATAACTCATAATATATACATCCTACACTAGTATTTAAAAATTGTCAAGCCTTATTCATTTTTGCTTCAGCTTCTTGGTACTTTTTTATTCTTTTCAACATCTTATCACGCTTTTTCATAGCTGCGTCAATCTTTAACTTACTGGCTTTCTCTGTAAAGTTTCTACCTAACATATGGTCATATTCATGTTGTACAATACGACTCATCATACCATCAAGCTTAGCCTCTTTCATATCACCGTCTTCATCTGTATATTTTAAAGTAATCTTTCTAGGTCTTTTTATGTTTAAGAATAAGAAAGGATAAGTTAAACAACCCTCTTTCATCATTATAGTTTCTTCACTAGCTTCAATAATCATAGGATTAAAACAAGATAATCTCATACCCTTTTCTATTTGTGGATGACCGCCAACTACAAACATATTAAAAGGTAAACCAACTTGATTTGCTGATAAGCCAATACCTTGATATTTTTCCATTGCAAAATTCATGGCCTCAGCTAGTTCTTTTCTATTCTCAAAACCTTCGTCTTTTAACATTTCATCAACGAATGGTGCAATTGCATTGTTGACTCTAGGGTCACTTGGTGGTATTAGTTTAAGTTCTTTCATTATCTACCTCAAAATTTAAGTTTATATTTCTTCGATATAAACAGTTTGTTTGTGTTACTGTTTGGTGTGTTCTACTAGCTGGAAAAATAGCAGCTCTGTTTCTCACACTTTCAATTCTACGACCAGGAGCTCCACTTTCATTACGATTAAAGCTGGTGTAGCCGTCACTAGTTTCAAGGTAAAGTATTAAAGTATAGTTGTCATCTCTATCATCAATGTCGCTGTGCCAACCCATTTCAAGAGCTGGTTTTGTTCTAATGAATAAGTTAACTTTACCTCTAGTTACTTGTACATTTTCACCTGTTTTTTCAACATACTTATTCATTATAGGGTCAATGATATTCTTTGCTTCAGGATACATTAAGTTTCTTTTATGTACCAAGTGGTGCATAAATTGAAAAGCGTGTTCATCATCTGACATAATGTTTGCCTTTTTAGCGTGTGTCCATTTAAAGTTATCATCTAGTATTATCGACTCTAATTCTTTAAATGTATCTTCTGGTAAGAAGTCATCTATAATTTTTGGTTTCATCATGTAGCTTGTAACCTCGTAAAGTTTTTATACCCTCATCTTTTAACATTTCGTCAACAAATGGTGCAATTGCATTGTTGACTCTAGGGTCGCTTGGTGGTATTAATTTTAGTTCTTTCATTTTTACCTATCTTTTTTAGCCTTTTTCCATATATCTACAACTTCACCTATATCTTCAGCAACTGACCAACCATTGGTGCCATTGGATATAACTGTTATATTACTTTCATCAGCAAAAACTGACATCACTTTAGACATATCTAAATACACAGGTTTGCCGTTTAGATGTTTTGGTGTAGCTGCATTTGTAAATGCTCCAATCCCACCCTTTCCATTATCTTCAAATTTTAATATTTCTATTTCTAATTCTGCCTTTGTATTTTTAGATTCATCATCAGGATTAAAGGTTGGTACTTTTAATACCGTTACTGTTTTTTTTTCTTTTGACATAATATCTCCTATATTTGTTTATGTTTGTTGTAGTCTAGTAAAGTTCTTATACTTTTCATATTTAATGATATTAGTAAACTTGTCAAATAATATATCGCCTTTATGAGATATAATAAAGATGTTTTCTTTTTCAAACTGTTTGATAATTTTAAAGAAATCGTCCATACCTTGACCATCTAAACTACTATCAAATATTTCATCTAACATTAATAGATTGGTATTTGTACTATTTTTCATCTTAGCGATTTGTCGCCAAGTAAAAAGTAAGGCCAAGTCAATTCTCATTTTCTCACCCTCACTAAAACTATTGTAATTAAAAGTATCTCTAAATCTACTTTTTATTGTTTCGTTAAATTCTTCATCTAAATTAAAGTTAACATAGAAATCCATGGATTGTAGATGTTGATTAATTAATTGATTCATTATAGGTAGATACTTCTTAATAATCTGTGCCTTAGCACCTTTATCGTTTAGTATCTCTCGTAATATATCAACATATTTCTTTTGTTCAGACACCCTATTTAATTCTTCTTCAGCTGTTTTTAAGTCCTCTGACATTGTGACCATTTCTTGTTTGATACTATCAATGTCATTATTTTGTGCCATTGATATATCTCGGTGTATTTGGTCACTATTCTTTTTTATATTTTCCAGACTTGTATGTATCTTTGCTATGTCTACCGTCATCTCTTGTATCTTGTTTGATATCCGGCCAAACTGCGTTACTTTCTCCTCTTGTTTGGAAAGTTCTTCTACGATTTCTGACAAGCCGTTGGATAGTTTGGAAATGGTTTGGTGTTCGTGTGAACATTTTTGCTCCTTAAAACTAGTATCTATAGGTTGTGTACAAGTAGGACAATTATCATTTTGTTCAAAAAATTGTAATGTCTTTTTGTGTGTGGCTAAGTTTGTTTCTATCTTTGTTTCTAATTTTTGTAGTTGGCCAAACTTCATATCAACTTTTAGTTTGTCTTTTACCTTTTCTTTTTGAACGGCAATCGATTCATTCAATTCTTGTATTTTTTGTTGATAATTAGCTGAATCTTGTGTGTTTTTATCTAGTAAGTTTTGCTTATGCGCCTGGATGTCTGTACCTTGCGTTTCCAAAGACTTTAAATGTTTTGCTTCAGTTTCATACTTGGTCTTTATTAACTCACATTGGTGCCTCACCTCCGTAAGACTTTTTTGTAAATCACTCTGTTGGGAACGCAAAATCAAGTCCATTAAGCCAAAAACTCTTATGTCCAAGATTTCTTCAACAACTTCTCGTCTGTATCTTGGTTTCATCTTCATAAATGGTTCGTATGATGAAGAACCTAATATAACAACCTGAATAAACGACCTGTAATTCAGTTTCATTATGTTTTGTTCTAGGTATTTCTGATAGTCTATATTACTTGCGTCTTGGTTTATAAGTTTGTCATTCTGATATATTTCAAATAGATTTGGTTTGATACCTCGTCTAATCATATATTGATTTGTGCCAACTTCGAATTCAACTTCAACCAACGAATCACCATTGTTAATGGTGTTGACCATCTGGTCTTTCTTAATAATTCTAAATGGTTTGTTAAACAAAGCATAACATAATGCGTCAAGTAAAGTAGATTTACCACTACCATTGCTACCAACGATTAATGTTGTAGGTGCTTTATCTAATTCTACTTCAATAGGTATATTACCTGTAGATAAAAAATTCTTATATCTTATTTTCTTAAATGTAATCATTCACTAGCTTCACCATATAATTCTCTTGCAAACTGTTTTAACTTTTGTTTATCTAATTCACCAGTATCAGCCTGGTCAATATAATTGTTTAAGAAAGTTTGTGTATCTTCACCTGCATCCAATATATCACTTCTTACTGTAGAAGCTACATCAATTGGGTCTTCTATAATTTGTAACTCATGTACATTAATTGTATTATATATTCTTTCAATTAAATGGTTGTACATGTCTTCATCTGTCTTGTTTGTGACAAATAACTTAACATATGTATTATCAAACTCTGTTAAGTCGTATTGTGAATAGTTTTGTTCTTTATCATTATAGTATATCTTTTTATACATACGATAAGGATTAGATATTCTTTCTAGTTCTCTTGTTTCTGTATCGAATATATGAAAACCTTTAGGACATTGATAGTCTGACCATGTAATTTCGTATTGTGTGCCTAGATAATAGATACGACCATCATCTGACTTCTTATGAAAATGGCCTGATATTACTTTTTCAAATTTTGTGAATTGTGATTTTTCTTGTCCATGGTCATTGTAAACGCCTTTGTGCATTTCAAAGCCCTTAATTTCAAGGTGACCCATGCAAATAGTCGAAGTGGTATTGTCAATAGCATGTACACTATCATCCAAGTTGTCATCACAAATCCAAGGAAGAAACAATATATCAATACTCCCAAGGTTAACAGTAGTTGCTCGGGTATAGATTTTAGCATTTTTAGAAATATTAAGATTCTGTAAAGCATTTACTTCGTTTGTGTTTTTGTAATAAGTATCATGGTTTCCTATAATAATATGAGTATCAATAACCATATCATCTAGTTTATCCCAAAAAACTTTTTTGAAGTTATGGGCTGTATTATGGTTTATAAACTTTCGTCTGTCAACAACATCACCTAAATGTACCAATGTTCCAATGTTATGTTCTTTCAAGTATGGAAAGAAAATGTTATTGTAAAACTTATTTTGGTATTCTATAAAGGCAGGTGAGTCATTACGGCATCCGAAATGTGTGTCATTCAGTAACGCTATCTTCATTAATAAAATATTCCAAGGTTGATTGTGATTTTTTAGTAGTCTTTTTCTTTTTTTCTTTTTTAGCTGGTTCGTCAATTATTGTATTCTTTTGTAAGAATTCAGTAAATTGATTTTTAAAATCCCTATCTTCTCCTGGTTGCAAACTCATATCATCATAATTATGTTCCATTATTAGTTTTTGTTTAATGGTTACTTGTTTTTTCTCTTTTTGTATTCTTCTAATAAATGCGTAATAAATGATTTGTGTAAAGTAAGCAAAAGGATTGTTAGATTTCTCTGGATTAAAGTTATCCAAATACTGTAAACAATTCTCTATACCATCACTAATCATATCATCTCTGAATGTATAGTTAATAAAATTAGGTCTATACGATAAGTGATTCGCTATCTTTAAGAAACAACTACCTATGTAATCTGTAACAGGAGGCTTGTCTAGTTTCTTCTTTTCGGCATGTTGTCTTGCCTTTTTGAATTCAATCATGGCAGCCAAAAACTCCTTGTTATTTACATAATGTTCTTTTTGTGTTTTTGTTTTTTTAGTCATACTGGTCATTATACATTATCCTCACAAATAGTCAAGCCTAGGTTGACATAATTATTTTTAATTAAATGGCCGAACCACGCTTGACATGGTAAAAAAATCGTATATAATAAGCGGTGTTCCGGTTCAAAGAGATAAACTCCTAAGCCATTACTTACAGATACTTTGTTTTTAATTTTAATGGATGGTTGGGTCTTCTTCAAACTCATCAAATATTTCATTAAGTCTTCTATCATCTTCATCACTTACTCTTTCTTGTTCATAGTTGGGCACCTTTAATTTATCTGGTACTTTATCAACAACATTATATTCTCTAATAATATTTACATATGACGATTGCATTTCACCAGTTGCGTTGGTGATTGTCATAATCTTTTCTTTTGGAATAGTAATAACTTGGTCACTCGTATAAGCTGTCCACTTTACTAATGCCACATAATCTTTAAATCCCTGAGGTGTTAACTGAGGAATGTATTTAATTTGAAACGGTTTTGTTATTCTTAATAATGCGTGGTCCTCTGGTAATTGGTCAGAGGGAAAGGCACAGACAATATCATCACCGTTAACTAGTTTAACTATTTTAATATTTGTCATTTGTTTAACTCCACATTATGGATTTCATAATCAAATTCTTCTTCATTGTATATATTTATCCTTTCTCTAAAGTGAGATAATGTATAATTCTCTTTCTCTTTGTGTGTTAAATCATCAGCAATATCATATAAAGTAGCCGTTGAATTATCATCTTTTAATCTTAATCCTCTACCAATACTTTGTAAATTTCTTATCCTTGATTTACTAGGAGAACAAAACACAATGTTGTGTAAATTACGAATATTGATACCGGTACTAAAGGTTCCGTAGCTTGCCACGATAATAGCATTGTCACTCTTTTCCGTAATTTCTCTGATATTTTCTCTTTCATCTGCCTCTACACCTCCGTGTACATAAAATACTTTTTTATCCTCTGCCTTTTTTGTTATATCTTCAAACAGTCCTTTACCATGTTTTTCTACATACTGAAACAAACATAGTGTATTACCTTGTAGTTTAGAAGATAGATTTACTATAAACTTATTTCTCTTTTCATGTTTAACCAGGAAGTCCATTTCTTCTTGGTAGTTAAGACCACTTAACATTTGCCTACTACCACTATCATAATTTAATATCAAACCATAAATTTTCAAGGCCGCCAATTGTTTTTTGTCTTGTAACTCGGCAGTAGATATAACCTTATTTACAGTACCAAACAATCCTTCTAATACAAGTTTGTGTGTTTTCGTACCATCTAATGTACCTGTCAATCCATATCTATACTTACAGTCTGTTAATTTAGACATAATTTTAGTAAGTGATACTGCTTTAAATAAGTGTGCCTCATCTCCTACAATAGTACCAAACTGTTTAAACCATGCTTTTGGTAAATTATAGATTGATTGCCATGTAGATATAACTACTCTTTTATTTGTATCTTTATCATGTCCTTGATATATTTTGTGTACATTAGCTTCACTATTCCAACCATAATCTTTAAAATCTTTTGTCAATTGTTCTACCAATGATGTAGTAGGTACAATAATTAATACTTTATTTTGTTTTTTATTTTTTAACCGAATAAGGTTAAACCTAGCAATAAGATAGACAATGAGAGATTTTCCACTAGCTGTGGGTGATAACAATAAACAACGAGATTTTTTAATTGCATAGATAAATGCCTCCTTTTGATAATCTCTTACTTCGAATGGTATTTTTAAGGCCTTAATAAAACCATCCACGGCCTGTTCGTCAACAGTAACATCTTTAATTTTAGTACCATCAACAACTTCTATTTGATTATCTTTACACCACTTAATAATGTAAGGATATAATCCGGCATATATTTGACCAGTTTGATAAGAATATAATCTTATTTTTCCGTCCCATACTCTGTTTCTATATTGAGGCATAAACTTAAAACCTGGTACCTCAAAGGTAAAGTATTCTGATAAATCTCTACGAATGCCAGCCTCTGCCTCTATAGTCAAATTGACTTCATCTTTTTTTTCTAGTACAATATACTTTACTACTGCCATTGACTTCCTACTACCCAACCTACTAAAGACTTTCTAGTACCTTTTGTTACTTCACTTACTTTATGCCAAACATGACTAGGAAATACAATCATACTTCCTTTTTTAGGTTTAAATATATCAATTACAACTTTATCTGGATTAGGATGTGGTTGACATATTCTAAAATCACCGCCCTCATAATCATCATTTAAACATAATGTAAAACTTAACTTTCTAATTAAACCATTGTCGTATGGTTTTTTATGACTATCAATATGCCAATCATAATGGTCGCCTATATTATAGATTGTGTATTGTAAAGGTTCAAATTCTTTTAAAGAAAAGTTCCAATTGTTTTCATCATTAGCTAATTGAACCAAGTTACTTAATGATGTTTGTAATTTTTTATTATCTAACCAAGATACCTTTGAGCTTCTATTGTTATTATCACCATCTTTTATATTTGCATTTGTAATATTTTGTGATTCGCCATCACTAATAATCTCATCACAAAAACTATGTGGTACAATACTATCTTTTATATGGTATATTTTTGATAAAAACATTACACAGCACCACTAGTAAATCTACGCCAATCAATAGCGTTTTTAATAGTAAATGTTCTATTAGATATTTGTCTGATTGTTTTATCTAGGTAATCAACACAAGTCGATAAGTATTCAATCTTTTGTTTACCTTTGATAAGGTCTTCATCCGATTCAATGTACTTGTCAACATCCGTTCTTAATATTTTTAAGTCAAATGGTTTTTCGGCATAGACCTGTGCGTCTGATTTGCCTGTATAATATTCCCACTTGTCTTTTTTTAACTGTCTATAATCCGTCTCCGCTTTTGTCAACATCAATTTAAACTTTGTATAGTGTTTCATATACTTGTTATGTAATTGAGGTGTTTTAAGGGATTCTAAATCTAATTCAGTTTCATCAATGGCCAAGTCTTTGTCGGCCATTTCTTGTAGTTTTTCTAAATCCATAATTTATCCTTATATTCACTTCATTATATCACAAAAACATTAAAAAGTAAAGTCTGATTAAGAAGTTGTAACAGTAGTGCTTGAAGCACCAACACCTGCAAAATCATGTTGGATATAAATCTCTAAATCTACACTCCACAATAGGGTTGTTTTTACTTGTTAATACAATCAATGTTGCGTCTGAAAATACAGCACCTTGTTTTGTTGTTCCATATTTAACTTTACCTGGTTCAGTTGATACTGCACTTGACCCACCAGGAAAACGGTCAGCGCCAGCTTGTGCAAGGTTACCATATTCTAGGTAATCTTCGGGAAAGCCTAACCCTCTAATCCATCCATGTAT